AGTTAATAGTAGACCAGATCAAAGTATTATAGGTGGAGAGTTCTTCAGACCAATGAATACACACACCATGTACTTTGGTAACAAAGCTGATATGCGAATGGCTTATTTAGTTGGTGAAGGGACAGGGGTCGGCCTTGCCCTCTATGGCGATGATACTGTCAAATCAGCAGTCTTTCAAGAGAGACTCAATACTAATGCTTACCCTGATCCAATTAATCAAATAACAATCACACAGAAGAATGTAGACTTTCATTCTAGTGGATTCATTGGTACTAACACCACATTATATAGTGGTGTATTCGATACACATGCTACATCTGGACATTTTGTACAACATGAACCAGTATCAGGTGCTAACGTAACTGGGGAATCAGCATACGTACAAGAAGCAGAATATACAACAGATATATTCTTTGATACTATATCATATGATAGACCACAGGTAGAATCAGAGGCTACATTATCACAGGTTAAAGCAGTAGAGAGAGATATTAGAAAGATTTTCTTAAGACCTAACTTCTATCTATCGAGGACATTTCTTGTTAATGATGGAGGGTTCTTGAAGAGAACTGTATGGATCTTAGAACACTTTGGTAATAGATATGAAATATCTCAAGTTGTACCTAAGTTTATAGAGAATCAGATCTGCTACTATGAGGCTAATGCCTTCGTAGTCGGACCTTCAAATGATCCATTTTCTAGGGTTGTACTACCATCGGAGACTTAATATGATTGCAGCATTAGTTGGAGCAGTAGGTAAATCTTTTGCGGGAGCAACTATTAAAGAAAGTCTTATTAGTACATATGGAGCAGTGTCTACTAAGTTTCATGATTTAACATCTAATAAAGAGACTTCGGAAAAGGAAGCAGCTCTTAAATTAAAAGCAGAGAAGAATCCATTTGGTTCAGCATTTGGAAATGTAAATAAGACATTAGACAAGGTTAATGAGAATAAAATAAATGGTTTTAATTTTAACTTTACTGATAGCACTAAAGAAAATAAGAAGAAAGTAGAAGATAGGTTTGCTGTGGCTGATACTATTTTTGGAAAAGTAGATCAAGAGACACAGACAGAAAAAGATGCTGGTGATAAGTTTGCAATAGCAAATAACATCTTCAACTTTAATAAGTAAGGAGTAACACAATGGCAATAGTAAAGAGATTTGTAGCTTATAAGATTCCAGAGAATAGAAGTTATACTAAAATAGAACTATGGGAATCAGCTACCGAGACAGGGAGTTTTTCGCTCCTTAACACAACGGATTACAGTTACCCTGATAGAGCAACTGAGTATGACATGCTTAACACTGTTAAGTATTACAAAGTTCGTTTTAAGAATGTAATCGAGAGTAGATACTCACCGTATAGTGATGTATTCTTTGGTGGACACTTTGACGATAAGGAAGGGTTCGCAGCAATTACTACAACATTCGATGGTGCTGGTTATGCTACTCCTACCCAATTTTATGCTACAACGACTTTAAAGAGTACTCAGATTCCACTATCAAATGTAGAGGATGCTCTATATACAGCCAGAGCATTCATGGATGTTTTACTAGATGATCAAGGACCAGCTAAGTATTATGTAAATGATAATACACAGACATCCAGGAGAAAGTACAATGCTGAAGTAGAACTGACACGAAAGGCCGAGGTATACTTCGCTGCTTCTTTAATATACAATGACATGGCAGATGATAAGGTTATGGCAGCTTTATCTGGTAGTTTATACACAGTTCCAGCACCACCTAATGTATCTGGTTTTGTTGGAGGTTCTGGTTATGTAGCTGGAGCTGATCTAGTTACTACAGACACTACAGTTGAAACATTGTCTGTAGGACAGACAAGTCTACAAACTGTTAAGGATTTGGAACTATCACAATACAATGAACGTAAGAACCTAGTCGCTTATCAAACTAATGTAGACGCAGCCATACAGATGGGCAGATACAACTTTGAGAAGGATGTTGCTTACGCTTCATATCTTAATACTGTACAAACTGAAAGAAATGAAGTAGAAGCTAATTTCCTTAGAGCTACATCAGATGCTTATTTAATTAAAGCTACATCGATCATGGCATTATTTCAACCTACATCTGTACCTATTAATTATGGTGAATATACAAGCACTCAGAAATTTATTAATCCTGGTGATGTATTCTCATTCTCAGCTAGTAGTGTTACTACCTCTGGAAGTCTATTTCAGAGTAATACAGCGACTCTTACTGGTATAGGAAGTGGATTAATGCACTCTGGTTACATTCTAGACAGTGTCACTGTTAATGGTGTAACATCGAGCGGAGTAACTCCTAATGAATCAGCTACACTAATCATATCTTCTACATTAGCTGTTAACGGTGTAACATACTTCTTAGACTCCTGGATTGATAACTTAGGTGCTATACAGGTTGGTAGAGATGGTAACAGTACATCTACTGATGGTTATCAGATAGACTTTAACACGGGACAGGATGAAGTAGCACTTAGATGGAATAACATCGCAGCGTCTGGAGGATTTGACTTAATCGTGGGTGATAATATTAGTTTAACTTACACAACGGTATAGAATATGAGTAAACTTATAAGACAACTACAAACAGATATCACTGGTGCTGGGCCTTCGGGCTCCATCAATGGTCTCGCAGATTGTGATACCACTACAGATTTACCTGCTAATAATGAGGTATTAAAGTGGAATGGTACCAATTGGGTACCTGCTGTATACAATGCTTCATTTACATTTAGTATTGCTTCATTTACAGATACAGGTGGAGCAACTACTGTTGAGATAGGTACAGGTGAGTGGAAAGCTATAGGTGCGATATCATTTAGTTCTACATATAATAATGGTCCTGCTTCAAATGGTTATATCACTCAAGGTGCATGGTCTAATTTAACATTAACAGGCGGGGCCTTCCAAGGCCCCACAGTGTCCACCGAGTCAGTTGACTATCCTAGTGTAGGGGGAACGCGCACGTTCACCCTTAATGCAACTGATGGAACAACAAATGTAACTAATAATAACACATACTACTTCTACGCATATAGATACTGGGGAGTTAGTTCTAATACATCATTAACTGAAGCACAAATAGAAGCATTAGCTGGATCTGACTTAGTTAATAACAATAATAAGACATTTAGTGTAACAGCAGCAGCAGGTGAGTATATTTACTGGTCATATCCAAAAAGACTAGGAACATCTACATTTACAGTAGGGGGATTTGAAGGGGGATTTGAAGCCCCATCTACAGTATCAGTAACAAACTCTAAAGGAGTCACCGAGGATTACTATTCATATAGATCAACGAATAGTGGACTCGGCACAACAACAGTAGGGGTAGTCTAATGGCAGTAGTATTAATTGATAAAATCATGCCCAAGAATGATGCCTTTGTTGGTCTGGTCGACGCTGACCAGGTCATAGGCCTATCAGGGTTTGTAGGTAGTGGAACAACAGAATTCGATATAGCTCCTTACTCTGGGTATGTTGAAGCTACATACACTAAAAAAACAGAGTTAGATAATGCATCAGGTGTTTTAGTTACTCAGATAGCTACAGTAAGTGGTACTCTGTCAACAGAGATAAACACCGATGTAGCTGCTTTATCAGGAACCATTGATACTAACATAGCTAATGCTAGTGGAGCGAGCGTTATCACCGCTTCAGGTATCGCAGTAACTTTAGATACAACCTTACACACAACTATAACTAGTGAGATAGCTACAGTAAGTGGCGCTCTATCAAGTGAGATTGATTCAGACGTTGCTGCAGTAAGCGGAACTCTAGTTACGTACACAGACACAGAAATAGCTTCAGCCAGTGGTTCCGCGGTAACAGAAGCTGGTACAATAGCCGATGGTTTATACTTAAAGAAAAATGGCACAACGCCCCTTACTAGTGACTGGGACGCAAAAAAGTTTATAGCTACTAGTGGTGTTGCAGCCACAGATGCAGGGGGTTTATCCCTATTAGATGATGATGGTAATGGTATCTTTGTTGCCGATGGTGGTAATGTAAGTATTGGTACAAATCCTTCTGGTTATAAGTTTGAAGTTGGTACAGATACTCCAGTTGGTGGAATAGTAGGTAGAGTAGCAATAGGTGATTGGGAAGCTTTTGGACTTAGTCCAGATTATGCTGTATTTGGTCATATAGATAGTATTAGATCAGTTGGTGGTTTTGCTATAATTCAATATACTTCAGGTGCTACATGGGTTAATGCAGAGGCTGGACAAGATTTAAAGTTCACTATTGGTGGTGGCTCTAATGTAAAAATGACTATAAATGCAGCTGGTAATATAGATGTTACTGGAACTGTTGATGGCAGAGACATAGCTGCTGATGGTTTAATCCTAGACGCTATAGATCTATCAGCGTTATCAGGTACCCTTACAACTTATACAGATACAGAGATAGCTGCTCTTAGTGGTACTCTTATTACTGACATCGCTACTGTATCAGGTACACTATCTACAGAGATAGCTGCTCTTAGTGGTACTCTTATTACTGACATCGCTACTGTATCAGGTACACTATCTACAGAGATAGCTGCTCTTAGTGGTACTCTTATTACTGACATCGCTACTGTATCAGGTACACTATCTACAGAGATAGCTGCTCTTAGTGGTACTCTTATTACTGACATCGCTACTGTATCAGGTACACTATCTACAGAGATCGATACTGATATAACAGCCCTATCAGGGACTGTTAATACTAATATAGCTAATGCTAGTGGAGCGAGCGTAATAACTGCTTCTGGTATAGCACATGACCTGGACGTTCTAGTGTCAGGTAATTTAGTTACACAGATTGCAACAGTGAGTACTGAGGTTGGAACAGCTAGTGGTACATTGAGCACAGAGATAGCATCCTCATCAGGTACAATAGTAGCTTATGTTGATAACATTTCTGGTGTCATTGTTGCTCAGATAGGAATACCTGCTGGTGTTGTACTAACAAATGGAACAGTACCATTAACAGCAGACTGGGATACTAAGAAGATTATATCAGCTAGTGGTATAGCTGCTACCGATGCAGGAGGTCTCTCTCTTTATGATGATGATGGTAATGGTATACTCGTAGAGGATGGTGGTAATGTTGTTATTGGTACAAATCCTTCTGGTTATAAGTTTGAAGTTGGTACAGATACTCCAGTTGGTGGAGTAATAGGTAGAGCAGCAATAGGTGATTGGGAAGCTTTTGGACTTAGTCCAGATTATGCTGTATTTGGTCATATAGATAGTATTAGATCAGTTGGTGGTTTTGCTATAATTCAATATACTTCAGGTGCTACATGGGTTAATGCAGAGGCTGGACAAGATTTAAAGTTCACTATTGGTGGTGGCTCTAATGTAAAAATGACTGTAGATGGTATAAACGGATATGTCGGGATTGGAACAACAAGTCCGTTGCGTACGCTTCATGTAAAAGGTTCTATAGGCCTAAACGACGACTCGTACATAGATACGATTGGTGGATACACAAGATTCCTTACTGCAACAAGCTCTGCACAACCTATAAAAATAGGTGGTTTAGTAGTTTCTAATTCTTATACTGCTTCTGCTCCGACAGATGGTGCATATATAAAAGGTAATGTAGGTATTGAGGTAGTAACACCTGTAGATCGACTACATATACACAAGCCTACATCTGCTAGGAGCGCAGTGAGATTTTCTAATTCAACTACGGGATCTGCAGTTGAAGATGGTTGTCTTGTTGGTCTTAATAATAATGAACAACTTGAATTTTGGAATTTTGAAGAAACAGATTTACGAATAGCTACTAATAATGCAGAGAGAATGAGAATCACAGCAGCTGGTGATGTTGGGATAGGTACAATTTATCCAGACGCAAAGCTTCATATAGCTCATCCTAACACTGGAGCAACAATAAGATTAGAGAATTCATCCCAAACTGTTGTTAATGATGATGCGTATGGTACTATTGAGTTCGAGGGAAAAGATACGTCGCCTTCAGCTGGTGGAGTTAGGGCTAAGATGGTTGCTAGTGCAGCATCTTCTAATGGAGATACTGGTGCGACTGCCTTAATATTCTACATAACAGAGTCAGCAAGTACTACCCTCATTGAAACAATGAGGATGGAAAAACTAGTTGCTGGTAACCAGAAAACAACAATAACTGGTAATCTAGGTGTATCTGGATCAATATCATCAGCTACATTGGAATTAACAACTGGAACATATGACGCTGTAAATGTATCTGGAGTGAGCGCTATCTTCGTAGACACCAGTGGTGGTGATGTAACAATAGGTGGAACTATTGGGGGAGTAGATGGACAACTTCTGAATATAGCCATACATGACGCGACTAATGATACAACGCTAGAAGACCAAGAAGGTACTGGTAATCAGGACTTCGTCCTCCATGCAGGAAATGATGAAGTGTTAACAGGTGTGTACGGTGGGTGGACATTTATCAACCATGGTGGTAGTCACTGGCATGATTGTAGTCACGCAAAACATGTGTAAGAAGTATTATCCTAAAAAAACATACAGTTTTTAAAGATTTAGGTTGCATAATTATGAATTAAAAGGTATACTATATATAGAGGTTGCCATTATAAGCTTCCGAGATTATTTCCTCCTACGGGTCTCGGGAGCACCTCTTCTAACAAAGTAGGAGTTATTTACCGTAGGAGGTATCATGACCACGAGAATTTTACCAGAAGACGTAGTAATAAGACCCAACCTTTTAAAAGCAATAGAGAACACTTCACCTCATTCACACATAATTTCATTCCGTCCACTAGCACTTGAAAGACTAGTAGGTATACTGTTAGTTCAATCATCTACAGGATACATAGCTGGTGTCCTTCATGATATACTACAAACGTATACTTGTGTAGTCGATCGTAAACAACAAGAAGCATTTGTTGTATATAGAACTCAACCACCACTTAGTGTCATGGAGGCATTAAATGAGCTATAGATATTGTACTAAAGGAGGATTTAGGTGTAAACACCGTGAAGCAACTGAACCAGAATGTCCCTGGGATTATTGTAATGCAGCTAAGTTATATTTAAAAGATAGTATTACTAATTGTCCATGTATTGATAAGCAAGAACCTCAGAATATATCGAGAACAGACTTAGTTATTATCATGGAGGTATATTAATGGGCTATAAATTTAAGAATGATATGATAAATAAGGCATTTAGAGTACTAGATGATAAGGAATTTAAGGCTTTTCAGTACTTATTATGGAATTGTAACAAACAACCATCTTATACAGTAAAGACGCCGAGAGGCCCCATTAACCTTAGATTTGGTCAATATATGACTAATTCGACTAATATAAGTAAGACATGCCGTTGCTCCAGGCAACAGGCACATAGGATATTAGTATCACTAGAGAAGAAAGGCTTCATAAAACGTACAACCATGGTTAAGTTTACTACAATTGTGACGATTTTAACCATATTTAGCGATGTTACAGGATCTGATACAGGATCCGTTACAGCTAAACCATTGATTAATAAGGTAAGTAACCCATTTGGTGTTACAGAATATGTTACAGGATGTGATACATTATCACTAGATAAAGAATCCCTAGACGTTGGAATCATTCCAGATAGGATATTTGGATAAGATTGTCTTGAAGACAATCTACAAGGAGATAGTTATGAGAACAAAGAGATGTCCACGTTGTGGAATAGTTAAGTTAGCTGAAGAGTTTTATCTTAGTCGTAATACTAAGAATGGATTAGCAAGTTACTGTAAGGAATGCAGCAATGAGTATTGCACTAGTCGAGAAAGAGTAATCATACCAACTAAAGTAGTTGATCCATATGAAGCTGATAATAATACTAAGGATTATAAACGTAAGAAGTACCATACTGATCCTCAGTTCAGGGTAGCTCACATGTTTAGAGTAAGACTAGGACTATTGATCAGAGGACGCGGACATCATCCCTCACTACTAGATGATTGTAGTGTATCTGAACATAAAGAGATAATAGATCACTTAGTCTCAACTATACCTAAAGGATATACACTAGCTGATTATGGTAAAGGAGGTTTATGTGTTGACCACATAAACCCATGTTGTAATTATAACTTAACCAATAGTGTTAGTAGGAAACAATGTTTCAATATTCATAATATTAGATTGGTACATGAGAGAGTGAACTGGGCCAAAGGAATAAACTAGTTGAAACAAAAGTTAACAAAAGGTATACTATATATGAGGAATCTATAATATGGAGAATTGGTCTTCACCCAAAATGAAAGCAATTGAGTTGTTTTCAGAGGGAACATATAATAACAAACAAGTAGCTGAGTTAGTTGATGTTTGTCCAAATACTATAACAGAGTGGCGTAAAGACCCTTTGTTTATGGATGATATCATAGAACTCTCTAGGAGCTTACTGAGAGGCCGACTAGCCCCTATCTATAACAAACTAGCAGTAAAGGCAGAGAATGGCTCCTATCAGCATATAAAGTTGCTTCTCGAGCACCTAGATAACTTAGAAGAACATAAAAGTAAGAACTCTGATAAGGTAATCACCTTCGTATGGAATGAAAGTGATAGTTAATATAGACTATGCACCACACTCATATCAGATGGAATTTCATCGTGATGAGTCTAGATTCAGAGTAATATCAGGTGGTAGACGTGTTGGTAAGACTAAATCAGCACTACAAGAGATACTAAAACACTGCCTAACTACAACAAATGGTAAAGCATTCTGGGTAGGTACCACATTTAGAGAAGCAAGAGAGTTAGGATATGATGAGTTCCTAACCTACTATGATACACTAAAGCCAGCAATTAAACATATACATATAACACAGTTAAAGGTAACATTTGTTAATGGTTGCCAATTGTTCTTTAAAGGTAGTGATAAGCCAGATAGCTGTAGAGGAAGGGGATTAACCTTTCTTGTTTGTGATGAAGCAGCATTCATGAAACCAGGGCTATGGAGTAAGGTATTGAGACCTTCTTTGTCGGATAGACAGGGAAAGGCTGTCCTTACATCTACACCAAATGGTAGAAATTGGTTCTATGAAACATTTAACAACAATGTATTTGCATCATACAACTGGCCTACATCTATGAATCCCCTTATCACTAAGGAAGAGTTAGACTCAGTACGAAGAGAGATCTCTGAGATTGATTTTAATCAGGAATATCTAGGACACTTTATAACTAAAGCTGGTCAGATATATGCTGATTTTGATGATGCAAATATCATTCCTCCTATCACTGTTAACAGAAGTACACACGATGTATACATTGGATGTGACTTTGGATTTGCTTCAGCTACAGCAGTTGTATTCATGGCAGTGGACCGTGCTACACAAAATAAAGTAGTACAGTTTGATGAGCTCGAAGTATCAAGAATGCAAATGGATAAAGTCCTAGTTGAGATGAAAATTATATTATGTAGACACCATCTTGATATAAAGGATGTAACATTTGTATACACTGACCCAGCTGGTAATGCCGAAGAACTCTCATCTGGTATATCTCCAGTAGATATGATTAGAAAACAAGGGTTCAAAGTAATTAATAAGGGATCTAATATAGAACCAGGACTCGCCATGGTGCGATCATGGATAAAGAACATAGATGGTGAGAGAAGATTTTTTATAACTACTAACTGTGGTAGGACAGAAGAATGTATGAGAGCCTACAGTTATAAAGAGAGTAAGGAAGGTTATGTATCTGAAGAGACTGATAAGACTTCTGGATATGATCACCTTCCAGATGCAATACGTTACTTCTTTGTCAATAGGTTCGATCAAGCTAAGTATGTTGCTACAGTACCTGAACAATCATCATATGGAATGACAACTACATTAAAGGTAATGAAGAGATGTGATAAGTGTAAGAGACCATTTGTGTCTTGTACACCTAAATTAGATCCCCCTTATCTATGTAGTAAATGTATAGAGGAAAGTTAATATGTTAAAACCAGTTAAGAAGGTTAAGAAGGTTAAGAAGGCACCAAAGGATTTCTTCGCGACATCTAACAGCCAGAAAGAAGCATTTAGTTTAAATCAAAAAGAAAAGGATAGATTAAAAAAAGCTGTGTCCTTAGTTGGTGCTAGCCTAGCCTTAGGTGTAGTGGCTAAATTTGGTGGACTGAAGTATGCTACTGGTTTATTAAAGAAAGCTAAGTTAGGTAAGACATTAGCAGGTTTTAATACTGGAGCTAAGGGAATAGGCGTACCGAAGATAGCTGGATACACAAGTGGTGCATCAGCAGCTGGTAAGTTTACAAAATTAAGATCACTAACTTTTGAGTCCGCTAAGTTTGATGTAATTAAGAGTGGTGTTGACAAAGTTAAGAAAGCAGCTAAACTAGACCTTATACCAGTTGTTGGTAGTAAGACTATAGCAGGTATTATAAAACCATTTAAAAATATCAATAGTTGGTGGTAAAACAATTTAAAAGGGGAATTTAATGTTACAAGATGCAATCCCAACAAGTGTGATAACAAACGCTAGTGTGCACTCATTCTCTGTGGATGAGAAGAACCGTAGAGAACAAGCAATAAAGAATAAGAACTTCTACTATGGTAAGTCAGAACAGTACCTTCAGTTGGTTACATCTGATCAAGATCCCGTTGTTATTAATTTAACAATGCCTATTGTAAAGAAAAAGAATACGCTTCTGTATGCAAGGAAGCTAACCAGGGAGTTCGATGGAGCTTCGGCTTCTACCTCATTCTTAGAGAAAGAATATGATAGACTTAATATAGATGCATTCCTTAAACAAGCAGACTTAGCTGCAGAGCTCACGGGTACAGCTCTTGTACACGTAGGTATAGATGAGGAAACTCACAATACAAAGTTAACCTTATTTGATGCATCTAATTTTAGTGTAGTGGCTAAAGAACCATCTAACACTGAACTTGAAGCGGTATCCCTCGTATCACTTGATCAACACATCACAGGCTCTGAAAAGAGCCCACAAGTAACCACATCTCTACGTAGTGAGGTATGGACTGATTCATTTATAACTACCTTTAAGAATGGAACAAAGTCAGGGGCAGTTAAGAATGAATTAGGTTTCTTACCCTTTACATCATTCAAAGGTGAAGATGTATACTCACAGTATCTAGGTCATGCACCAGCTACTACTATAGGGGCTGTCAATAACACCATCAATAACTCACTAACACAATTAGCTTATATGATTAAGATGCAGGGTGGAACACCAATTGTAGTTACAGGATTTGAGGGTGGTGCTGGTATCACCTTGCACCCAGGTAAGGCTCTATCCGTACCAGCAGGAGCGGGTATAGATGTATTAGGATTAAATCCTAAGATCACAGAGACACTTGATGTAATTAAGTATCTTGAAGATAAGATATTTGATACATCATTTGTACCTAAGGTAACCATAGTCGGTGACCAGAAGTCAAACTCTGGTAAAGAACTATTAGTAAGATGGTTCCCATTAATACAGGTATTTAAAGATAAGACAATGAGATTCGAGAAGTATGAGTTGGACCTAGCTAATATGATACTAAAGGTTAATGGAATGGTAGAGATCAATAATGTTATTATAGACTGGGCAGAGGAATCAGTTCTACCACTATCACATGATACAGAAGACTTACAAGAGTTATTTAACTTTGGTATACTTACTCCAGCTGATGTTAAGATGAGGAAGGATCCTTCTCTTACTGAGGCAGAAGCAGAAATTGAAGTAAGCGCTAATATAGCGTTTAATAAACAAATAGGTGTTACTGGAATGAGTCCAGTCACCAAACCATTAGAGGAGGGCTAGATGCCTGAAGAAAATAAAGTAACACCAGTAGTTGAACAACAAGCACAAGGTGCTTACTCAGCGGAATATGTAAAGAGTCTACGTGACGAGGCTGCTTCCTGGAGAAGCAAACTTCGTGACACGGAAAGTTCCTTAACTCAAAGTAAGAACGAGATCTCACAGATAAAGTTAGAAACTACTGTGGGTGCTGAAATTAAGAAGAGGAATCTTACCATTGACCCCAGTTGGGTTAAGATGGAAGAAGGTCAGTCTGTAGAACAGGCAGTTGATGCTATCTTGAAGAAGCATCCAAATTTGGCCACTGAGACGACTCCCACTCAGGAAGCAGAAACCCGCACATTCACTACAAAACAAAAGCCAATGGCTGTAAACAATCCAAATACTAACGTTAATCTTACTCCAGTTAATGAGTATGATGCCGTTAAGAAAGACCCTGTAGCACGAGCTAAGTTACGTGAACAATATCGTTCAATGTTAACTATCTCAAGAAGTGCTTCGGGGGGTAAAATAACAATATAGGAACATATTATGTCAATATCTAATAGTACAACAATGAATGATCTAGTCGGTACAATCGTCTCTGAGGAAGCTCAAAGCGCTGCTATCGCTGCTCGTGTAATGCGTGGACTTGTTCGCGCAACAGAAATGCCTTTGGGTGCTGGTTCTATTACCATCCCTAGGTTTCAAGACATCGCAGTTGGTTCACTAACTGAAGGTACTGCTCCTGGTTCAGTAGCATGGTCTACCGATGGAACTGTGTTAACACCTGTAGAACGAGGTGTATACGCTCAAATATCCAAGAGAGTTCTATTCGCTGATCCGTTCAGTGATTTAGCTCCTTATGGTGAACAATTAGGTCGTCAGCTTGCTGAAGACGAAGATACACAGATCCTTGGATTAGTATCTGGTGCAATGGGCACAACCCTTACTCCTGGTGCTGGAATGGATAAAGCTACCTTCTTGAGTGGTGTAGCTGCTCTTGAAACTGCTAATGCACCTGGTCCTTACTATGGTGTATTCCATCCTTCTGCATGGGCTGATCTTAGAGATAGCATCGGTGATGCAGCTGTTTTCGGAAGTGTAGGTAGAGGTATCGTTGAGGGTATTGGTGAGTCTACTAATATTCAAGCTAATGGTTATGCAGGATCTCCTTATGGTATTCCTTGTTACGTATCTAGCTCAGTAGAAACTGGTGCAGCTGCTGGTTCATACGCAAATATCATGGCTTCTAAACAATGCTTAGGGTACGCGTTCATTCAGGATCTAACGGTCGATGTGGATGAAAACGTTACTGCGAGAGCATTTGATCTCATGGCCTGGTATGCTGGTCATCAAGACGTTCTTGTCTCCGCTTATGGAGTCGAGTGTGTAGCATAGGTATATATATCGGAGGGTGGTAATCCCACCCTCCTTCTTTATAGATGTGATAATAAAAGGATATGTACATGGATAATGATCACCTTACTGAGATATTCGAATCACTAGGAAGTATTAATAGTAATCTCAAAACTATAAACAGTACTTTACAAAAAGTAGACAAAACATTAAATGACGATAAGTACGGATTGAAGATGAGGACAGCATTATTAGAGTCATCTAATAATCGTAGACACGTAATTGAACGAATAGTAGTTGCATCAGTAATTGGTATTGTTGCACGGATGCTTTTCGTAGCAATTACATAAGGAGTAAGTATACAATGGCAAACCTTTCAGATAGTGCAATAGCAATAGAAGTAAATAATTCAAGAGCACTAGCAGTGCAGGATAACGCACCTGGTATTAAAGGATTCCATAGAGACCAAGATGGTGTACTATGGGCTGCATTTGTAGCCCAACAAAAGATACTAGATGGATACGCTGATGTAGGTGTTCTCGATATATATAAATCATCTGACAATGGGTTTACATGGGCACTTGTCACAAGTTTAGGAGTTGATCACGTAGAAGAAGGAACATATTATGGTGCTCCAGTATTCATGTTTGATGATAGACTTGGTAAGTTATGGATTATGAGAAGTGATAGTAACGGAGCTATGCAGATGAATTCTGTAACTAAATCTACAGGTGCTACGACTAACTATGCATACTATGGAGATAATTTCGCACCAGATTGGAGTCCATTTGAACAAGATTTTAAATTAGGCCAATTCACTATGTGTGGTGATGCTAACTCAATTACTTGGTCGTTTGCAAGAAGCTCAGTTTCAGATAGCCTAGTTGCTATTCCATGGGATTTTGGTTTTGCACATC